ACTCAAAAAAACGGCAAAAGAAAAATCCTCAAATCTGTTGGAATCGTTTCGGACACGCATTTTAACAGACGAGGATTTCACCCATTTAAGTAAGCCAATACAAGTAAGGTTTACTTAATGGTTATATTATAGCAAAGGATGTGATGTAAAAAAAGGTTTTTTTGAAGTTATCCACAATTTTAAAAAAGAAATTTGCAAATTCGGCTCTTTTTGACTTTGAAAGCAGAAAAAATAGATGGAAAAATTTTCTAAATGTGGATAAGTCATTTTATCATAAAACATCTAAAAATTGATGAATTTACTCTTCAGAACTGCCCGGTTACATCTGTACTTGCAAATCCGCCACCGTTGTAGTAGGCTGTATTGTCCGTTGTGTCACCTGGAGCAGGTGTAACCGTGGAAATCCCGGCTGCAATCGGAACAAATTCAGCTCCTGTCGTCGAATTCGGGTCTAAATTCCCTTTTGTGTCGATCTCAAACTTGTTTTTGTAGTTTAAGTTAAAAGCCATTCATCTCACTCCTTTAATAAAAGTTCAGCCTCGAAATTTGATACATATAAAAAGCCGTGAGTGTCAGCTTGCACCAAATTTGGCACGCTTCTAATCACGGCATTAATAAACTCAAATGTTCCATTTTTGCTTTTAATGTCACCACTTTTAAGCCCATCTATGAATCTATTGATGCTGAATAATGTGTTGAGGACTTGTAGCTGATCAGGGCTGCGAGCACTAATTTGAAAAGCATACATCCTGTCACGGCTGCCATCCATGAATCGTGTTTCCTCACCGATTGGCGTTAACATGAAGGCGATACCACTTCCTGTGCCGTCCACATTGATTTTAATGATTGGCACATCAATGGGCGCAAATAAATTGCAATTCGCTTCAATGGCATCAATCATGCAGTCCTGAAAATCGAGCTCATTCTCTGTCAAGGCCCTGTTCAACCCCTTCCTGTGCAACGGCAACCCACTTATCTCCACGCACTGCTTTCGCTTCATCAAACCAAAGGCCGCGTGCGTGCGGATTTTTATCTTTTGAGAAATTGTATTCCGGGTGATAGTAAAGGCGCCGCGCATAAGGCGTATCCCAAACGATTTCACCACGCTCAAGGTCTGAGGCTTGCAAAGATGAACGCTCTAATGTGCCCTTATCCTTCGGGATGTAGTAGTTACAGTCTTTTAATACTTGTTGGCTGGTTATGAATTGCCCATACCTCGTAGCCTTTTCAACTTTTCCTCGTATATTCCCGATATTGACTTGCACATTAATCATCTGATCACACCCCGTTTAGCCCGCATTCATAATGATGTACTTTATCTCCGGCCAACAGCTCATCTGCGCTTTGGATGACGTATTCCTTTCCCTTAAAAATGACCTTGTCTTTTTCTTTTGGGACAATCTTCAAATCCTGCTCTGCACCGTCTGTGATTTGTTTCGATGTGCTTACGTCGATAAACAACATAGATGCAAAGTCGATTGTTTCAGCGTTAAATCCAAAGGTAAGCTGTGTTTTCAACTGTGATTTTGGTACAACGCGAACATGCGTAATCGTCACGGGATCCGCGTAAGATTCACCGTATCGGCTACTACCCGAGTAGGACTGCAGCTGGACGGTGTGTGGCATCATGATTGGCGGAATTGGTCTTACAAAGATAGTAATCACCTCCGAAACGGAAGACAAACGGAATCACGTTTAATATACGTTCACGCCGCTATACATCAGCCCAGTTTGCGTTAGATACATAATGGCAGTTTCAGATAGCATTATATTTTTATTGCTATCCATCTGCGGATTAGCGTAACTAAACCCGCCGATGGATGCGCTTTGTACCGTCTGCATGCCCGCTTCCGTATGGCTGCCCAGTTCGTAAAAATATTCTATTTGCGCTGATATGGCCATTTTTACAAGCCACTGAATGCGGTTGGATAGCTTGGAAAAATCCAGCTGGCTCATCCGGAAAAAAGTAGCCTGATCAATCACGCGTTCGGCTGCGTTTGCGATTTCTGTAAACTTATCAGGCGGAATGGTCGTTCCGCCATATTCATTCGAGTAAAAATCCTGGTCAATGTATTTCATCGTCACTCACTCTTTTTTTGTTTGGCGCCTTTTGGAGCGGACAACTCCTGTTCTAATTCCGCCACACGGTCAAGCAAGCGATTATATTCTTGCAATGTAACCATTCGGCCGCCAGTCGCACGTTTTACGATATTGCCAGTCTCGTCAATTTGGTCATACCCTTGATTTAAAAACTTGGCTACTTGCCCTTCTGGTACATGCAAGACACGGTTTTCTTTCCTGACTTTTACTGTGCTCATTCTGTTACCTCCCTTATATCAAAACGGGAGCTCTTACGCCCCCGTCGAGCCTCCGCCGTCACTCGCTGGAGCAGCTGGAGTAATAGCAAATTTAATGCCTGGCGCTTTCTTCTCGATTGCAAATACATCCCAGTAGGCACGTTCGTAGTACAGGTATTTTCCGCCTGTTTTTGCGGACGGTTCATCCAAGCTGACAAATTCATATTTCATCGGTGCAATTAGCGATAACGGATGCACCAGAATCATGTTGATTTGTGCCGCTGAAGCATCAGCCACCGCACCATCCGTAAAGTCATAGATAGTTTTCATCCGATTAGAAGGAACAACTTTAATTGTCACCTCATCCAGGCTACGGACATTTCGATTAATAGAACCTGAATTCTGCGTAACCAAAATAGAACGCTGGACACTGTCAGCATTCTTCAATACTTTATTCACTGCAGGCGTCACATAAAGAATGCGTCCAGTTTGTGGCACTTCAGCTTCATCCATTTGCATCATCAGTTCATCATAGACCTGCAAAACAATAGCTTCCGTGATATTATCTGTTAATGCCGAACCACCATATTTGATAAATTCCGTATATAATTTTGACGCCATATATTTGTCCATTTCAGGAATTTTTTGTTCGTCGTTAAAAACGCGAGTAATGTTTGCAATAGTCAAAGCCATATTTGACTCGTCCACATCCACCGGGTCAACCAAAGTTGAAAATTCCCGGTCATGTTCAAGTGTTTTCGGTTCAAAATCATTTTCGGCACGGCGAGTGAAACCGCCCACTACATCACGATCGACATCAATGTATCCGCCGGTTGTGATTCTCGGAATTTGAATCGTCTTCGCGTTTGTCCATTTGATATTTTGATTGTTTGGCGTATTGTAGAGATCATTAAAAAGAAGACCCTCTGCAAAACGTTGTTGTAAAGCTTGCAAATACAGCTCAGCATAGTTTACTGGCATCATTTTCATCTCCTATTATTTAAGTTTGAATGCTTCAAGCCATTTTTCTACATCAGTGGTCGGCTGCGTTTTGTGCTCCCCAGTCGTGGTTTTAAAGCTCGGTTTTTGTTCAGGCTCTGGATCCTCCTTTCCCTGTCCAAATTGCGGATATTTTTCAAGCACTTTTGCTATGGCGGCATCCATGTCCACCTCATCATTGACCATTGTTTTGGCAAGCACGACCACATCCTCTACAGCATCTGCCTTCACTCCTGCTTTCATGGCGCTGATTTGAGCCTTTAGCGACTCATTTTCGGCCTGAACAGAAGAAAAATCCGCTTCGATTTTCTGCAACTTTTCAGATTGCAGTTCGAATTCGGATTTTTTAGCGTCTTGCTCCTCTTTGTATTTGGTCAGCACTTCTTGCAGCTCATCCACCTTTTCAAAACCGAGCTTTTTCAGCAGTTCAGCCTGGGCTTTGGTCTTGATTTCCTTTGTATCTACCTTTGGCGGCTCAGGATTTGTTTGTTCTTGTTTCTCCGGCTGTGTCTGTTGTGGTTGAGCCGGCGGCGTTTGGTTTGCAGGCGGTACCGTCTCTGTTTTTTGATCACCTCCTTGCCCAGTGTCAACTGGAACACCTCCGCCCTCTACTCCAGCCCCGGTGTCTGCTGCAAAAAATTGCAAGTTTAAACGTAGAATGTTAAACATTTGCATCGCTCCTCGTATTGGAATTAAAAAAGACGCCTATTGGCGACTTAATTTCACACATAACAGCGTTGATCCGAGATGTTGGATCATCTCCACCTATTCGGCAGGCTCATATGTTTTCTCAAAAATGTCCGGCTTGCATGGGTAAAACTCACCTTGCACACCCTTGATGATGTAATCACCTTTATTTGCTTTCAATTCGCCTTCAAGTGTTTCAATGGTTAAGATTTGCTCCGTATCCATGTACTCCATTGTCAACTCTTTACCGACAAACTTACATATATCTTGATAATTTTGTTACCTAAATACTGTACCGCTTCAATCACGACTGGTTTCTTTCGATATTTTAGCATTTGCGCTCACCTCACATTGTAGCCGGTATATTTCCGACAAATCATTTAATATTTCATTTTTTAATGATTTGCTCTCGATCATACCTCCGCGTTCTGCCGGTATCATTGATAAATGCCCTCATGTTCGCTTGCTTTTCCCTCACTTTCTTTCGGGCGGCGGCAACATCTTCTTTTGTACCGAGCCGCCGGATCACTTCAAGATTATTCTTGGCCTTGCGGATATCCCGTTCCATCTTGCGTTGCTGTTGGCTTTGCTCATAGGCTTTTGCATTTTCCTCTATCGGATATGGCTCATATCGCTTTACGCTTACACCTGGGATATACGGGTAAGGGTGATGATGGCAATTAATACCAAATATACCGGCGGGCTTTCCATATGTCGTGCTTGCCAACGAGGGATATTTCTTACTTTTACCGTTACGGTCAAATATCCTGCCCTGATAGGGAGCACATCCCGGACGAGCGCCAACGTGACTGCTGATTTCAATTAAGTCAACCCCATAGCTGTCCATCCGGTCGAATTGCGTTTGATTTGCCACATTGTTAGCGACTGACTTAACCACCATCGGAATATACCCTTCAATTGACCATTGTCGTCCTTTTTTGTCCACAAGTGCCGGAATGCCTTTTTCTGCCCATTTGGCTGCCGTATCTGCTACCGCCTGCTGATGGGTTTTCATGCCAGTCATGACGCTTACTGTCGACTGGGAGATAATGTCCCGGTAAACTTGTTGGCTGTTCTGCAAAATGGTCGAATTTGTTAAGTTGAGCGTTGATGTTGCCTGCCTCTGAAATGTGAGAAGTGTATTAAAAATACGCGTGTCTTGCTCGAGTGGCGGTGCTTTATCAATTTTTCCGTCATCAGCCAAACCACTCAACCAATTATCCATAGGTTGCACGCTCTGCTTCATGCTCTCTTTAATCAGCTTTTCCAACTCCTTTTCTGTCTTGCCGGTCATCAGTGAGATGAGTTGAATTACGTCTTTATTTAGGTCTCCGAGCTGCCGGAGCTTCTCAAACTTCCAATGCAATACATTGTCCTTTGTTATGTCCTGCTTTGTCTCCAGACGTTTTACAATGGCTTTGATGATGTCTATTTCCAGCTGCCCATAAATATTAATAAGGGGCTTTGCAAGCTGTTCCAGTTGGTTGGGAGTTAACATAGATTATCACCCTACCTCATCTGTTTCCGCCGTGTTCAGGAAGCTTTCCATCATTTGTGGGACCTGTTGACCGTTTTCCTGTTGGATTTGCGCCAGCCACTCACGAGCTTCTTCTTCCGGCAAGTCGAATATTCTCATGATTGCTTTAAGCTTTGGCATAAGCCCCATAGATACGAGACCGCTATAATAATTAGCGTTTGCCTGCCTGTCCTCTGCAATGGAGTCATCAAAGTCAATTGTCACATCAATATCCGGTATTGCCGGAAGCTCTTGATAAATGACAAGCAATTGCAAAATGGCCTCAATTAATTCTTTTATCCCGGCTTCAATCATGATTTCATGGCTATTTTTAGTCCGGAATGTTTTGCTGTTTTCCGAGATGACTTGTGTTGCTGTTTGGACGCTTGCCCCACCCGTAAAAGCAAAGGTGCCGGAGCTGAAACCAGTCTGCGCAGCCAGAATGTTCAGCAACGCATTGATTGCGGATATGTGTTCTTCTATCCGCAGTTCTGCGGCCATCTCTTGAATCATTTTTTGAGTATCGTTTTCCGCATAGCTGATATATGCTTCATCGTTTATGTCAAAGTATCTCTGCATCTGGCCTGTTTCCGGGTCAACTACTGTCCGGATCGCCGTATGTGGTACCATAATTCGGCGTTTTCCCAACACAAATTCGCGTTGAAAGCTGTCAAATGCGATATCAAGAGATTTTAGCGTGTCGATTGCATTCGCATAAATGGAAATGCCTAACGGTGAATCCGGTTCAAAATTGTTTGCAAGATTTGGCTTAACATACACAAACAATGGATGCGTAAGGCCTTGAATTGTTACGGTTTCTTCTAGGTCAGGATAAAGATCGGACAACGGCACCTTTGATCCTAGTGAACCCTTTGTTTTACTTTCATACAGCTCATTCGTGATCACATAGTCAGTACCGTCCCAATTGTGCCATTCAAGCAGCGTATAAAATTTGTCACCTTTCCGCGTCTCGTTAATGAACACGCCGGCTTGAATCTCATCATTTGTGCTTTGGGTCGGCAGGAAACAGTCAGCCCTAACAAAAGCGATCTTGATACCATCGTCATAATAAGGTTTCATGACAAATCCGCCCATGGCAAACCCATATTCGAGGTAATTTTGGAATCGTTTTTCAAACCGGTTTTCTTTAAAAATATCATCGATCAGTTCTTGAATTTCCTGATCAGACGAGATATTAATTACACATTTCTCATTAAAAACCAGTGAAGCCATTTCTTCCGCTATTACTTTTGGCATCTTCATAGATGCCCGGCGGCGTTTATGCTCATTTCCAGCAGCATCCGTCCATTTGGTGTCGTGAAATGGGATTCGTACATCACCTTCCTGGTAAAAAGGCAAATAGCCGTGGTATAAAGACTTCCATACTTCAATTCGGCTGTATTGTGCCTCACTCTCCTGTACGGCGGCCAGCTGTGAAACATTATTAATTTGTTTGATCAATCCCATTTTAGCGAGCACCCCCTTTATCTTGGCTAGGATGGTTCGAAACATGGCATCACCGCCTTAATATTTCAAGTTCAGTTTCCTTAAATTGTCATTTACATAGTATTGAAAAGCATCACAAGTATGGTCGTCCTCTTTGACGACTTTCGGGTCATCGCTTTGCAACGTGTCGGCATCCCATTGATACTTTTTGTGTTCTTCATAAAAGATTTGATTGTTACTGTTTCTGAGCATAAAAAAACGACCTTGTGCCAGCAGGTCCTGAACATTTTCGATCATGTTTACCTTTTTCTTTTTTGCAATCGGATGTAGCTGGATACCATAATCTTTCATGTATTGGTTTCGCAACGCTCCTTCTGCACTGTCTATCGTCCTCATATCGATGTTTCTTTTAAACCTCGATAGTTCCCTTTCAAACTCTTTCAAGTCGTCCGAGAACTCACTTGGTGCCTTCTTAACCACTCGATTTTGAGGGGAATAGTAAAAAGTATCGAGCAGAATAACATTAAGCCGTTTTGTAAGCCCAAACGCACAAAATGTTGTCGCCGATGTTTGGTATCCGGAGTCAATCGCGATATCGATCAGCAGCAGATCATCATCACTTGGCAATTCATCAATCCAATGGAAATGGTTCATATTGTAAACCATATCGCCAAGTCCGATAATTTCACCCGCATACATCCAGCGCCAGTAATCAAGATCATTTTCCTTGTATTGTTCAATTTTCCGGATCATCTGATGCGACAAGAAACCTTTTTCATCATCCATGTACGTTGAATGGTGAACAAAATAATCCGGATCGCTAGCTTTGCTATCTACCCATTCATTCACCCACTCATACGGGTTTCGAGGTGGGTTGTAAGAATAATAAATTTTTACTTCCTTTTCGCCCAGGTCCTGCCGGATGAATGTATCGGAAACAATATCGATATCCTCGACGCCTGCGAACTCGGCCAGTTCCTCGAACCAAAGTGCCATGACATATCCCTTTGCAATCTTGGCGGATTTGATTTTCATCGGATCATCAACGCCGTAAAAATAAAAAGCCGTGTTCGTCCGTTTGTGCCGAATGATCAATGGTGATTTTCCAAAGTAGAATTCATTTTCGACTTTGAGCATGTATATGGCCCATTTGATTTGTTCATAAACGGATGTGGAAAGATATTTTCCTACTTTCCGCAGCACCACAACATTCCCCTGATCATCATTTAAAAAATCAACAAGCAATTTCAAAGAGATGACCGAGGATTTCATGGATGAACGGCCGCCTTTTAGCACACTGTTTGGCTTCTCATTTAGCCAGAAATCATAAAACACTGGATTAATCAGGTCGGTTATCTTGATTGCGTTCATTCAAAATCCGCCTCATTTCATCCTCGTTGTTGATGATGATCGTCCGGTCGTCTTGGTTGCTTTCATTCGTGATTTCCTTAATCTTAGCTTTTGTTTTATCAATGTTTAGCTGCATCTGTTCAAGCTTCAGACGGCGTTCATCATCTTCGTGTGCCAGTTCATTAAACTGCTTGATCAAGCTTCGCAGTTCTGACATGGCCCGAGATTGGGCGTTAAGAAAAGTCGCCTGGCGATCCCAAGCGAATTGAAATTCCCACTCTTCTTCGTTCGTCTCGTAATTCTCCCCGATATCTGACTTGGTTTTCTTAATCTCCTTGATCATTTCATCTTTTGATTCAACGAACATTATTTTCTGCGCTCGTATAATAGCAGCATACTGAATCATTATCTGATCCCAGAGCATGTCGACGGGAGAATGCTCTTGAATCTCTTCCAGAATGTCCAGTGATTCCTGTGGCAGATATTTGGAGAAGAAACCGTGAGTGACAGCGTTTTGGTTTCCTTTTGGAGCCGCACCGCCTTTATTTCCTTTTGCATTTATATTCCCGACAGGTGCGCCCCTTTTATTTTTTGTGTGCACACTTTTTTCTTTGTGTGCACCCTTTTCACGCGTCCAACCATAACGCTTTTTCCATGACTTGACCGTATTTAAAGACACGCCATATTTTTCAGCAATGTCCTTGTATTTCATGCCTTTGACATAATCTTTTTCAGCTTGAATGTATTTGTCCGTCACCTGCTACATCACCTGCCACCTCCGACTATTTGTGTTTGTTTTGGAGCAAAATAAAAAGCACCCCGAAGGATGCTTAAATGTTTTCTCTGATTTCTTCTGTGTCTAATAATACCGTCGTATTATCATTTTTGTTTAAAGGTTTCAAGATGCCGTTTACTTTAGTGATATTGGAAATTATTTTATCAGATTGTGCTAATGTTATTTGGAAATTCACGCCAATCTCTGCATCTTGATGTGGATAGTTTTCTAATTCCTTGATTAGTTCATAAACCTTCATTTCATTCGCCTCCCTTCGTCAATAACTTCGACAAAAGAAGGCAAATTCCTGCAATAAAATAAGCCTCGAAACCGACAAGGTTTTAACCCAGGTCCACATTTCTGCTACCCCGTCTCGAATTAAGAAGCTCGTCCGGGATAACCTCGAACCCTTAATTATTCACCGCAAGGTGAATTATGGTTTTCGTGAAATTTCTCACGCCCCGGATTTTTCCTCTCCGGTCCTGCCTTCCATTTTACATATATTTTTTCTTGTGCTGCATCTATCCTGCAAAACCGGCAAATCCGGCATTTCCGGCAAATCCGGCATTTTCATACATAGCATTGACAATGTCTTCCCGTATAAGACGAATATTCCTTTCTGATAGTCCCATGTGCCGGCTAATGGCAATTACGCTCATCCCGTCCAGCAGGCACTCCAGCACAGCACGTTCGCGTTCTCCTCGTACACAATCAACATGTTCCTGAATAAATAGAACTTTCTTCTGCAGCCGATTAATCCATTGATGCGTTTTCTCCCGACGTAAAATTTCACGGTAAACCGGATCACTATTTGTTCCTTTTGGCTTCGGTAAGGCGGATTCTTCCCCATATTGGGATGTGATGTTGCTTCTCACTTCATTCTCCAGCATTTTACGCTGTCTCTTGATTTCGTTGATCATCCAATGATAATCCTTTAATGCCTGTGAGATTTCTTGCTTGTTCATCTTCCATTTCTCCATGCTCCGCCTCTCCCTCGCTTATATACGGGATCATAATATCCCATAAGTGTTTTTATATCGTGTTGACTTAATCGCTCTGATTTCGTCTTTCTCGGCCTTCCTCGTGGCTTATTTTCCTTATTTTGATTCTGCTTTCCCCATTTCTTCAACTCACCACGTAATGTGCCCATATGGATTTAAGTCAATATTTTGGACACCAATAAGTGAAATTTAATTTTGATCTCATGCCATATTTTTCATGACATCGCTGGTCGCTTGACATGGAGCCTCTGCGGGCGTGGTGTTATGCGAAGGGCGAAAGGGGCAATGATTTCTTTCGCATGGCAAACAAGCCTACCACGCCCCGCCACTCCATGTAAAGCGGATGCTTGTAAAATTGTGAAGAGCACTACGCTGCCCCTTTGATACTGTCTTCTGTCTCTTGTGGCGTCATATAGCCCAAGCAGCTATGAATCCGTTTCCGATTGTACCAGCCTTCTATAAATTCGAATAAGGCTCTTTTG